AGGTCTCAGTTATGCAGTTCAAACTGATGGAAAAATAACATACAAATATGATGATGGAACTGGAAATATAAAACAATATAATAGTATTCAAGAGTTTGCTAATAGTTCAATAGTTGGATATGATGCAAACACTACCTTAAGAATAAAAGATTCTATGCAAAAGAATCTAAAGAGTGGTGTAGATTCTTATAACGCAGCAAACCCATCTTCAAAAATAAATGCAAACCAAGCTACTACTGCTCCGCAAACGGGTGATGGATCACAACCTGCCCAACCAATTGATCTAGATAAAGAAGTAAAAGGTAGTAATAAAACAAGAAATCAATTTCCAGAACTTGTATATCCAGATGATATTAGAAAAACAAAGCAAGACATAATTAAATTTACTATGTTAGAATATCAACCCAAAAAATTTGGAAACCTTACGGGTCAAGGTCAATCAAATTTGGGCGGAGTTTCGGAAAGAGATTCAACAAGATCCGGCATAGGATATGTAATATTACCAATACCTTCAGGAATTTCCGATACAAATGCTGTTACATGGAATGGTGGAGATTTAGATGCTGCAAAAGCTTTTGCGGCAAATGTAGCGTTAACAGGAATAACACAAGGTGGGGGCGCTGCAGGGGAAAAAGTTAAAGAAGGAGTAGAAGGATTACAACAAAACTCTGGAGAAGCAGCAACAGGTCTTGCTGCTTTATTTGGTGCTGCAGCAGTTGGAACAGATGCTGGACAACTTCTTTCTAGAACCCAAGGTGCAGTGATTAATCCTAATATGGAACTATTATTCCAAGGACCTACTCTGAGACCTTTTAATTTTACATTTAAAATGTCTGCAAGAAATTCAGCAGAGTCGAAACAAATAATTTCAATTATAAGATTTTTCAAGCAGGGAATGTCTGCTCAAAAATCTGCATCCAATCTTTTCTTAAAAGCTCCACACACTTTTAGAGTACAATATATACATCGACCAAAAGGAAACGTAGATCATCCATACATAGGGAAAATAAAAGAGTGTGCTTTACAGAGTTTTACTGTAAATTATACTCCTGAAGGACAATACGCAACTTTCAGAGATGGTGTATTAGTTTCTTATGAAATAACAATGCAATTCCAAGAACTAGAACCAATATTTAATGAAGACTATGGTAAAGGTTCTGGCAACAACGGACCAGACTTAGAGATAGGTTACTAAAATGTCAAACTACTTCCAAAGACTTCCTGATTTTGAATATGTTAGTAGAATTCCTGATGCTAAAATATCAGATTATATTCGTGTAAAGAATCTATTCAAAAGAGGTGTCTTAAGAGAAGACATCTTTCAGAATCTATCTTTCTTCACCAAGTATCAAATCGAAGGAAATGATAGACCAGATAACGTTGCTGCTGAAGTCTATGGCGATTCTTCCTTAGATTGGGTAGTTCTGATTACAAATAATATCATCAACATTCAAACCGAATGGCCCATGTCCCAAGTAGAGTTTGATGAATATCTTTTAGAAAAATACGGAAACTATGACACTCTTTACAATGGAGTTCATCACTATGAAACAGAAGAAGTAAAAAATAGCGAGAGTGTTGTGATTGTTCCTGCAGGACTTCAAGTTCCATCAGACTATTCAGTAACTTATTTTGATTACTTAACTGACACAATGGTGACAACACCAGCACCAATCGCTGTTACCAACTATGATTATGAAGAAAAATTAGAAAATGATAAAAGAAACATATTCATTCTCAAACCAAGATATCTAAATGTTGTTATTGATGATATGGAAGATATGATGACATACAGAGAAGGTTCCACTCAGTATAAGAGTGGAACCTTAAAGACTGCTGAAAATATCAGACTATTTCAGTAGTAGATTAGCATAAGCTGCTATAACCAAAAGAGTCAAGCAGATCTGATTATACTTCATTCCTCAGCAAGACGCTGGAAGTAGGACAGAGCATCATCTTCATCTTCATCATTAGAAGAACTCACGACAGGAAGTTCAGGTTCGGGACGACGTGAAGTAAAGTCGGGAGTATAAGATCCACGATCATTGTCTTCATCTTCAACCTCTTCATCCAGACGAGGACGATTAGAAGACTTCTGACCCAGAACCATCTTCAGACGTGCTTCCAGTTGCTCATAAGTCTTGAACTGATCAGGAGCAGTTACTGCAGCAAGAGAATACTGCTTTTTCCAGACTGCTTCCAGAGCATCATCATCCTCTAGAAGAGGAGCAACACGATCAAACTCAGACTTATCATAGTTCCAATAACCGTCTTTCTTGACGATCTTCAGTTTGAAGTTAGCACCTGCCCAGAAATCAAAAGGATTGATGGGGGTCTCATCTTCAAACTCAGGTTGCATCGCTTCCATGATCTTGTCAAAGATCTTCTTACCGAACTTGAACAGGAAGACACGACCTTCGTTTGCAGGATTAGTAGGATCCTTAACTACATAAATGTTGCTGTAGTAAGACAGTTTACGCTTCTGCTTACGAACAGTTTCTTTGTCAGCATCAACACCACTATTCCACAGTTCGCGGTTGTACTCAGAGACAGGATCCTTACCACCAGTCGTGGTCAGGGAGTTCTCAATATACCAACCACCAGGACCTTGGAATGCATGGGAATACATTTTTGCCCAGGGAAGTTCTTCACCCTCGGGTGCAGGCAGGAAACGGATAACTGCAAAACCGTTTCCAGTTTTGTCCATTTCAGGTTTCCAGAGACGCTCATCAGCGCCACCAGAAGTTGTACTCATCTTCTCTACTTCCTTTACCAGTTTCTGAGTCAGAGAACCAAGAGAAGATTGTTTTTTAAGATCAGCAAAAGACATTCGGATTACCTCGGATGTGTACGGATTTGGCTTGTGTGTACCTTGTTATTCTACAGGTCGGAACCAGTCTTGTCAATCTGTTCCTTCATCACTTCAAGCATTTTGGACATGTTATTTAAAATAATATTCATATCAACATTGGGTGGAAGACCCATCATTGTTGCAGATTGTGTAACTCTTTCCTTCATCTCAATCGCTTCAGGATCATCAGATAAACTCAAGCGAGTATAAAGAACTTTTTGTTTCTCAAGAAGTTTTTCCAGAAGTTCGACGTGTTTCAGTTTATCTTCTTTTGTCATCGTGGGAAACTTGAAGACGTTTGAATAAACTTCTTCTTGCATCTCACTGATTTCAGACATCTCTGCGCGGACAACTTCAGACTTAAAGAAACTCATTTTTCTCCCAAAACAACTTCTTTCAAAATATTTTTATAACGTGGTACATCAATATTTAGAAATGAAGAATATTTTTTTATTCTCATACTGACGGTTTCCCACACAGGATCTTTTAATTGATTATCAAAATCTTTCCCGAACAGGAATATTTTATCATAGATTACTAGGGTTTCTATACTAATACTCCCGTTCAGGAACTTTTTTAGAACTGGGGGATGACCCTTAGAGCAATCAAAAATATCATCTACTTTTTTATTTTCAAATAAACTTTGAGTTTCTTCTTTGAAAATATAAGAAAGTGATTGATTTCTTTTTTTCCAATCAGAGTATCTACCTTCACCTTCACGTATCATTTCTCCTATCCAAAGCTTACTTGGATCAGTGCAGGTGATAAAGTTTGATACAAAGAAATCAATAACTTCTTGATCTGTTTTGTTTCTAGATACTTTCTCAAACCAAAAACGATCTTTACGTTTGTAGAAAGATTGTACTGTAGCACGACTTTTACCACAATACTTATGGTAGTCATAACTGTCTTTGGTGAAGTGATTCTTCAAAGACAGATAGCATTTATAGGCATCAAATGGCATCATTCATCAAAGTGGTAGTTTCGCTCTAGAGCTCCTCTTCAGAAAGTTTAACTCCATTGCTTCATATTTAATCTTTTCCTTAAGTGGTTTTGAAATCAACTTAGGAACTGATTCAACATCAATATTATTTTTTTCACAAAAGAAAATGATCGCATCAATATAATTCATGTCATCATTAACATGAACTAACGATTCAATTTCTTGTGCAAATCTTGATGGGCAGAAGAATTTGCTTTCTAGTGCTTTCTCTAATTCATTCTCCATCTGACCCAGTATTGTGATGTACAAATTCTTTAATATAACGTACTAATAATTTAATATAATCCCCTTTGTTCCTTTTGTCAAATACTTTGACTTCACCACCAGGAGTTACCATTAAAGTAATAAGTTTTTTGATTGGGATTTTTGTCATCTCATAGTATGCAGAAGCATAAAACATTTCTTGAACGAAATAATTTTCAATCCAGGCTTCTGGTTTAATTTTAGTTGAAGTTTTGAAATCTATGACTGCCAACTCTCCTTCATATTCAGCAATACAATCAACTCTACCAGCTAATCCAAAGTATTCTGAGTAGAGTGTTCTTTCAATTGCATGAATATTATTTATCTTATCAAGTTCTGGTTTCAAATGATGAAACATAAACTTAGATGCTGGGAGATAATTGTTCCAGTCTAGTTCTTTATTCAGTAGATAGTCCTGTGCAACTTCGTGGAAATCAGTACCTCTTGCAGTTGCTTGTCTTGTGATACGATTTGCCTCTTCAAGACCAACACGTTCACGCCACTTTACAAAAATTTGACGATTATAAAATGAAGTGACTGAGGTAATAGATGGCACCCATGCTCCACTAGGAAGATTGTAGAGACGGATGCCATTTGTTTCTTTCTTTTCTAATTCAATATCACCCAAGTAATTATGATGAATAAAACTCATACACCGATTTCCATTTTTGCAAGAATATATTCTTTGACAAATCCAGAGCGAACAATATCTTCAACTCCAAATTCAATAATATCAATTGAAGGCATAATGCGAAGAACTTTCATGAAATCAATAATTCCATTCTTCTCATTCGTTTTTAGAAGATCCGATTGTGTAGCATCGCCACAGAACATGATCTTACTATTTTCACCTACACGAGTAATTATACTATCAAGTTCATGAAAATTCAAGTTTTGAAATTCATCAACGATAACGATAGCGTTGTCCAGAGTTGTGCCACGAATAAAAGAAGTACTCCAAAAACTAATCGTCCCTTGAGTTTTGAGATTACCATAGAGCATTTCAAAATCTGCTTCTGTTGGTAGTTCAAACATATACTTTACCATATTCTTATATGGAATCTGGTAAAGAGAAGACTTGTCTTCATGATCTCCAGGAAGGAAACCAATCTCACGAGTAGCAACAAGAGACCTTACAATATAAATTTTTTCGTAAGGTGACTTTTCATTCAGAACATCTTTAAGAGCATTATAAAGAGTAATGAATGTTTTACCAGTACCTGCACAACCATATGCAACTAAGTTCTGGTCATTCTTATAGCAGCGGAAAAGTTCCTCCTGATTATCTGTCAGAGGTTCAATCGTCCGCATTAAGTCTGAGTTGATTGGTTTTTTTCTTTTCATTTGTTTGTTGCTCATTCCAAATGGAACTGGAGACTTGGGAGTGTTTCTTTTTGCTGGCATTTTTAAACAGGTCTTACGTTGGAACCAGGTGCTTTTGATGCTTTACGGAGAACTTCATTCCATCCAGGATGTTTAACCCTGAGTTTGTCATAGATTTCTCCAATTTCACCAAAGTTTGGAAAGGTGGATGGGTCAGAGTAATCTCTCTCCCAATCTGGATTATCCACTTTCCACTGATCCCAATCGTGAACACTCATCTTGACTTCTTTTTGTTCACCAGTTTCTTTATTAATAACGGGATATACTGCCATAAATTTCAATAAACTGTAAGAATATTTATTCAATAGTGATAGAAGGTGCATCTACACAATCAGTACAACCCTCACGAGTCCAACCGAGTGCTTCAGATACAGCAGGAAACTGACACGTAAAGATGCAGCGAATCAACTCTGCAATCTCCATATGTTCCTTCTGTGTTCCATGTGCAGAACGAAGATCGATATAATGGATCCACGACCTTACAGAACCGGTCATATAGAGTCTTGTAGGCGTCGCTAGAGGCAGTACAAACCTAGCACACTCCTTTGCTACTCCAGCATCCAGGAGACGCTTGTAGATGCGTAGAGAGTGCTCAAAGTGAACGCGAATATCTTCACCAAGAACCAGTTTCAAATAGTCTGGAATGTTATCAATACTATTCTGACGATTCTTATCATCCTGACGACGAAGTTCAGGAAGAGGAATAGACTTACCAAGAAGAGTGCTATCTGCATAGCGTTGTGAAAATTCTTGATATGTGAAAGACCTATGCCGGAGAATTTGAGCTGCGATACCACGAGTTGTATTGATCTCTACAGTCATGGTTGCTTGTTCAAAGATGCTCCAGTGTTGATGCTGAATACAATACTTGAGAAGACCAGAGAACTTTTCATTCTCTTGGTTAGCAGGATTACTCACTCTTGCACAGTAAGCCATATGCTTCTCTGCATCAGGAGTAACACTAATAAGTTTTACTTCTGGTTTCATAAACTCAAAATCCGTATTTTCAATCATAACATCCTCAATAATTGATAATTTTTGTGATGATTTCTATCACCTTTGTATGTCTTATGTAAATTTTGCTTTGATAAATTGTGGTTCAAACAAAAATTAGAAAGATTACTCACTTCTATTATATCACCACTAGGAATCTTAACCAACCATTTTCTAGAGTTATCTGGCATTTTAAAAACATTATTTCTAATAGCATCTTCTATGTTTTCCTTTATTGTCCCCCACTTTAGATTAGACAAAGAGTTATTTTCTTTATTATCATCTAAATGTCTAACTATTTCATATTTGTGTGGATTTGGAATAAATGCCATAGCAAGAAGTTGATGCAATCCTTTATGCTTCCTTTTTCCCTCTAAGTTATACAAAGTAAAAGCATAATATCCCCTCTTGTTTTTATGTCCATTAATATATTTTTTAAGTTTAGTAGAGTAAATCTTTCCATCTGGATATATTTTATAGTGAGGATACTCATCAAGTACTTTAAAGTCCGTCTCCATCATCATCGTTAATTAATTGGTATGATTTATTTATACGATTAATCACATCATCGTCATAGTCATCATCATCTCCATCATAAAATACTTCGTCGTAATCAGAAATGTAAGGTGCTACTTCTTCATAAGATGCTTTGTAAGAGTCTACGTCTGAATAAACTTCTGACTTTAGACACTCTACCAGAGACTCAAGGTTTCTCACAATTAATTTGAGTTTTTCTCTGTCCATTTTTTATAAAGTCTAACGATTTTATTATACACAAAAAAAGAGGGGTAGTCAACCCCTCACAACGACTATTCTAAAATGCTCCTACATATTTTTTTACATGTTCCCCAATCATCATTACATTCAATTATGCAGTTATAATAATCATTTAGTAAATCAGATTCATCTGATGCATTATCTAAATTATTATTTAAGTTATTAATACTTTGTTGCCATCCAGCCAGTTGATTGTAAGACACAAGGTTGTGCATAATAACCTCCACGCACAAGGACAATCATAATAAAGATTTGATTTTCAGATCACTTTTCTCACCTCTTTATTCTACCACTATCTATATGAATTGTCAGGGATTCTTAACAAAAATTTATGCCTACTAGTTTATACCTATAAAAAAAGAGGGAGAATTAATCTCCCTCAAACTTAAACATTTTTTCAAACCACTCATCTAGATGAATGGTATAACAAGACCAATAATTACAACCTCTGTATGTTAATTGATAACAAGCAGGAGGTCTGTTGTCCTTATCCATATCATCATAATGATATGTGTAGTTTTCCATTACTTATTCAGCAATAGAACTTCTGCATAAATTAAAAAAATGAATGCTGTTGATGCTCCAGTAATTGCAGCAATTGTAGCAATCATTT